ACCCATGTTCATCATTTCGACGGCATCAGGCACTGGTGCTGGTTCGACTGGCGCGGGTTCAGGCGCCTGTTCTGGTTCAGGCGCCGGGTATCCAGCAAGAACCATACGCAGTGCAGATTCCTTCGGAATGTTACTGGCAACCTGAACACACAAGGCGTACAGCGCGTCTTTGTCATTGTAGACGTGAGGCGCAGCTTCCTGAATCCAACTCTCGAAGTTGTCTACTTCGGCATCCAGTGCTGCTTGCTCCCGCTGCGCCTCTGCGTGCTCAAAGTTACGCGCACGTTCTTCAGCAGCCTCACGCGCCGCAATCAACTCATCAATCGTGGTCGTGTGGCTTGTTTGTTGCTTCAGAACAGCTTGCTCATGCTCTTTGCGAAGCGTGTCGAGCGCAGATGAATGGTTAGCGCGTAGCAACTCCATCTCACGTTGCTTCTCAGCCATTGGGTCGACATCACCATGCAGCCACTTCTGTACACGAAGTTCGGTGTCACGAATCTCTTTCTCTCTGGTGTCTAAGGCACGACGCTTGACGGCCGCTTCTTGGAACGCTTTGGTGTAACCGCGTTCATAGTTGCGATACTTCGCAGTCATGCCCCGCTGCACAACGTCTCGAATGTTCTCGTCGAGTCCGGTGTACCAAGCCTCTTTTTGGATTGACTCAAGTTCACCGTTCCAATCAAGGACGTCAGGTGCTGCTTCCAATGCGTCTGCCGCAGTTTCGGTAGACTCAACAGAGTCAGAGGCTACCTCGACTGATTCTTGTACTGACTCTACAGGCTCCGACGATTCAACTGATTCGGTGGATACTGCTTCGTCTACGGCTTCGTTGTCTTCTTCAAACATTATTTCCCCTTGTTGCTTGAGTGGTTATTTTGATTTCTTTACTGCCGATTTCATCGCGGCCTTGGTAGCCCCAAACATACCGGAGACACCACCTACGGCATCAGTCAGTTTCGCGCCTATGGGTGACGCAGACCCAAAACCAGCGGCACCGGTCAACGCTTTAGCCATTGATGGGCCACCTTCAGCCTCTTCAGGCATAGGTTCTTCGGCTGGTGGTTCTTCGGCTGGAGCCATATCAGCTTCCAAAGCCGCGTCTTCCGTCGCTGTGTCCGCTGTACGCGCAGCAATCTTCTCTACCTGCATGCGAAGTTGCATGTCACCAGCCAGCATTTCTGCGATCTCGGTAGGTGACTTACCTTCCATCTGAGGCATCATTTGCGCCGCTGCTAAGATTTGTGACGCGCGCTCAGGAGAGACACCCAACATATCTTCGAGGGGCTTCGTGTCCATGGTTGCGTCGTCGCCCGCCATGTCTTCTTCGGTCATGTCAGCAGGACTTGTTTCTTGCGGGCCCAACGCGCCTTCGACATTGTTCAGCATGTCACCCAGCATCAAAGAGTCGGCCTCATTTGCCAGTGGCACCAAGTCACGATCAGGGATGACCTCTTGCGCGGCACCTTCGCCTTCGGGCATGGGTGGCGCATCTTCGGGTGCTCCAGGTTCTCCAGCGTATGGAAGTTTCTTACCTGTTTTGGGATCGGTGGGCATGGGAGTCTCCTTAATATATGTGGTGTAACATACCACGTAGGATTAGTCAGTTGTTGGTTCCTGCTTCGCAGGCTTCTTTTTCTTGGCGAGTTTCCAGGCTTGAGTCAGCCCATGACTTGCGATGCTTTTACCTGTGAGTATTCTACGCTCTCCGCTTCTCATGTGCTCATAGACGTACGCATCTTGATACGGCATGTCGAGCACGTAGCGTAGCTTGCTCTCATTCAGTATCACTCTTTGCCTTTTACTAAGTCAGCAGCAGAAGCGATCCTTGTCTTTGTGTTTCCAACAGCCAAGTGTTCTTGTGCTCGGCGCTTCTGGTGCTCACGGATACCCTTACGCATGTTCTCGTCAATACCGTGGCTCTTGCGTTGCTTGAAGGAACGGTGCCTAAGTTCGTCTAATCGTGTGCTTTTTTGCGTACCACTTTCGTGTTCGACCTCGACACGCTTGCCGGGGAACTTCTTTTCAATGGCAGCTACGCACCGATCATAGTCTTCTTTTGTCTCAGCCTTACCCATGACACCAAAGTCGACTGGTGCAAATGAACCGTAGCCCTGGCCGTGGATCGCAAAGCTGAACCCTTTGAAACTCATCTTACGTTCGCTACCGCACTCAGGACAGTCGGGTGGGCCCTCTGATGTGCGGTAGAACACTTCGTATTCAAAGAAGTCGCAGCCAGTACATTCGATATTGTTTGTTCTAAAACTCATTACAACCCAAATGCCTCCATCTTAGCTTTATTCGCCTTAAACTTTTCTCTTTGTGCTTTGTCGTCGTGAGCACGCATGAGGTCTCCCTCTTCGCCTGTAGGCACTAAAAACACTTCCCCTGATTCATACGTTTCTTTCGAGTACGGGATGCCGTCAATCTCTACACCCTCTTCGGTATACGGCTGTCTGTCTTCGTATGATTGTCCGTAGTTCTTTGCTGCTGCGTCGAAAGCCTTTTGGATGAGTTGTTCAGGAGTCATGTCCTCACTACCCTCCAGGTGAGGCGCATAGAGTTCAGCGTTCACGTCAGCGGCACCCGAAGTTTTCACCGGATCACCACCGCCATTGGTGCCCTCATCTTCTTCGTCACCACCCGTCTGTCCTTGACGCTTAGGTTGTTTTTTGCCGCGTTCGACTGCCTGCCCCGCAGCTTTTTTCCACTTCTCTGCTCGGTCTTCTTTTTCGATCGCTACATTCGCTGCCTTGTCTTCCTCGGATAGAGGCTCGTCGTGCACAGGTGTTTGTTCGTCGGCTTCTTCAAAAAACTTGCGGAAAGCTTCTTTATCTTTGTCTTCTTCTTTAGATTGGTATACCAATCCAGCCCCAGGCTTACTGCTATCGAAGCTAAAACTTTTCTGCACCTCTCTTTTTTGTGCGTCTAGTTTTTCGGCAAGGTCAGGGTATTTGCGAAGGTGTACAGCTTTCGCGTATTTGCGTTGCTGAGTTGGGGTGCCCTCGGGCACGGTTACAGTGCCTGTACCTGCCTCGCCCTTGCCCCCAAGTGAGATTGTTTGTTCTTCGTCCTCATCTTCTCGCATGCGCTGTAAAACGTTTCCAGCGGTTTGATCGGTTGAGATCGCACCCGGTTTCTTTTCTACACCCATTTTAGTCTCCTATTGCTGGCGTATCGGTGCGCCACCACCAGCAGCTAACACCTCTTCTGGCGCGGCCTCTGCGGGTGCTGCCCCTGGGGCTATTTCGACAACGTTCTCGTCGAGAGCCTGTTGCGTGTCTGTGAGAGCCTGACTTGCACCGTCTGGCGACTGAGCACCTGCGATCATCAACTCTTGTTGTTGTGCAGCAGCAGCGCTCATTGCAGCATCCTTTGGCGGCATCAGTACGTTCTTCGATAGTCCGATACCTTCGATGAGTTCTTCCGTCAGTTGACGTACATCAATGTGCGGGCTCTGGACCAGCATCGGAAGCATCTGAATCATGGACTCCAACACAACTGCGGGGTTGCGTTGCATTGGGTGATGTGTGGTCATCTCAAAGTCGACCAGCACGTCTGCGATTGAGTCTATTGTAACTGTATCCCACCGACGTTCGCCTGAGACTCGAACCGTCTTGGCCTCACTCATGTAGAGTTTCGAGAGGTAAAAAGCCTTCGCAGCCACGTCTTGAAGGGAATCGTTGAGGTGTCCTTCGCGGGTGGCAAGACGGTTCCGCATTTGGGAATCGATGATTGCCATTTCGGTCGCGGTCCTGGCCCCAGTAACCTGTCCCCGTGCGGCCTCAGCAAGTGCAGATATAAAAGCTGCATCGTCTTCCTGTCGAGCGATGAACTCCTTAACTCCCTGCGGTGAATCAGGCATCGGCATTGGGTAAAACAATGTGGCTAAGTTTCGCAGCGCCTCGCTGTTCTCAGGCGCTACACCAATGAACGCACCGGTTGACGACTCAACTGCCTTGTTCAGATCCTCTTCTGTGATTCGTCCTGCATCGTACAGAATCCTCGGAATCATTAGGTAGGTGATCTGCTTCATGTGACTGAGCAAATCATTGACCGTTTGTTGTTGGTCGAGAATCAACTGGACTTCGCTGAGACCCAAACAGTCAACGCCTGAGTGGTTCAAGCTGAACATGCTGTATGGAATGTAGTCGATCTTGTCTTCAAACACGACGGCGTCAGCTTGCTTTACGTAGTGCTGTACGATGTTTCGTTGGCGATCGTAGTATTCCCATACTGTGACCCATTGAAACGAATCACGTACTGTGTTCGTCTGACCTTTTTGTGACCGGTCGAGCATCCAACTTGGGTAGCGATCGGGTCGAATGTCCCCAAGCTTTTCGGATTTATACCGCCCAGATTGTACGCGTGCCTTGAACTCAGACCATGGCATGACTGTAGCTTCCAACCAGTAACGCACATCGTCTACGTCGCGCACAGTCATATCGAAGAACAGCGCGCTCGGGTCGACTACCTTGACGACAGGGCGGTCTTCTACGGTACTCCAACCAGTCTTGAAGATACCGCGCTTACAGAGAACGGCATCAATCAGTGCCGTGGCTGCGCGTCTACGCATCTTGTTGGAGTGAAACACGTACTCCATAAAACCGTTGACTGCCGGCGCTGCGTCCTCACTGTCCGGGTTTCTCGGGTTTGCTGCAACAACCGGGTTGGGCCCAAGTAGCGCCGATACCGCAGTATCTGCGATGGCGTACACAAGGTTCTTGGAACTTAGCAGTGAGTTACCCGAGTCGCCAAGATCCGAGGCTCCTTTGTTTGAAAAGAAGTCTCCGCGATAGAACCTACGCGCCCGATCAAACGACTTCTTTTCGTTCTTCTGGTAGAACGATAGGTGCTTGTCGATAAGTTGATTAAGTTTATCCATTGTTTCCGCCACCATCCTGCATCTTCTGTGCGCGTGTCAGCGCAGTCTCTATAACTTCTCTTGGCGTTCCTTTTAAGCCGTAAGTCGCGCCCATTACTTGGGATGACGAAAGCCCCATTTTTCTGAGCGCCTTACTGAGAAGTTCATTCTGTTTAGTCGATAACTCTCTTTGTGACGAGTAGCCCCCGAAACTGCCGGTCATCATAAAAGCGCTGCGTTGCTCCGCTGTTTTTCCCTTCTTAAACAACGCCTTGGGTG